CTTTCCCGAAGGTGAACGCCGCAAAGGTCAGATCGTGATTTACACCACGACCATACTCCACCTGTCGGACGGCAGCGAAATCGCCGACGATGTAACGTGGAATGGCGAACAGTACAAGGTGGTCAACATTAAGCGGTGGGACGACTACGGCTATGTTGAAGCCTATGCTGAATTGAGGTGATTCCATGGACGTGCGTCTGACCCGCGCCCAGCTTGAAGATTTATTCTGGCGGGCGACCGTGATTTCTCTCGGCTTGGATCCGGATGATTCTTCCGAAGCGATTCAGAAGCGCGTGCGCATCAGCTGGCCATCTTCCGAAACCGGCAATACTGACTGGGAACGCAAGGACAACGTCGTGTTCTTGCGTATCTCTCCCGGCCTCGACGAATATGGCACCCTTTCGGATATCAGCTATTCGCATAATCCGGACACCGGCGTAACCAAAGAGGTTGTCCAGTACCACCGCAGCCATCAGGTAAGCTGGATTTGTTACGGCCCTGATTCTGATTCTGACGCAGACAGCATCCGTTTCGGCATTCTTCGGGATGCCGTTCGTGCTCTCATGAAGGAAAAGAACGTGGCCGTTCAACCGCACATCCGCGAACCCATCCGTATTCCTGAACAGGACGAAAGCGGCGAATGGTGGGAACGCTGCGATCTCACCGCCCAGTGCTACGAGCTGGTTTCTCGCGAATACGAAACCACCCCCATTGATGTTCCCCCGAACATTTCGATTCCCTTATAAGGAGGTTATCTCATGCCTTTTCTGAAAATCGACGAAGTCGTTGATGTCGTAGTCTCTACGGCTGCAGCGGCTACTCCCCGTGCCGGTTTTAATATCGGCCTGATCCTCGGCAAGAGCACCCGCATCACCTCCGAGGACCGTTGCAAGATTTACAGCAACCCCGCCGCCATGCTCGACGACGGCTTCACCGAGGACGCTCCCGAGTACAAGGCGGCACTGCTGTACTTCTCCCAGGATCCCGCACCCAGCAAAGTCATCATCGGCGTATGCGCCAACAACGAGACTTGGGTGCAGGCCATGACCGCATGCCGCGCAGTCAATAGCGCTTGGTATGCCGTCTACTGTGCAGGCACCGAGCGTCTGGCTCTGGCAGAGCATCAGGCCAATGCGACCTACGTTGAAACCTTCAAGGGCTGCTATTTCTACGACGATGCCGAGGCTGACGATCTGACCAGCGCAGATACCGACGTATTCAGCGTCATCAAGAAGCTGTCCCTGAAGCGCAACTTCCCCATGTACAGTGCAACCATGTACGCTGGTGCAGCTGCAATGGGCTTTGCCATGGGCGCGAACAACGGCACCGCCAACAGCGCATACACCATGGCCTATAAAGAGCTCGTGGGCGTTGCACCCGATGACCTGTCCGAAACTCAGGTTGCAGCATTGCAGGGCAAGAACGCCAACTACTACGTTGTGCGCGGCGGCACCTACAATGTGCTTGAAAAGGGCGTTACTGGCAACGGTACTTGGTTCGATGAACTGATCGGCCTCGACCAGCTTGCCAACGACATCCAGATCGGCTGCATGGACGTACTGGCAAAGACCAAGACCAAGATTCCGTACACCGATGCCGGTGCCCTGAATTTTGTTCTGGCCTGCAACGAGGCCTGCGACAACGCAGTTAAGCGCGGCTTCCTTGCACCGGGCATCTGGACCAAGGATGCTGTTCTCAATCTGGCAAAGGGTGACACTCTGGAGAAGGGCTTCCTCTGCCAGGCTGAACCTGTTGCAAATCAGGCTTCTTCCGCCAAGAGCCTCCGCATCTGCCCGCCCATCTACGTGAGCGCAAACATGGCAGGCGCGATTCATTCCGTGACCATCAAGGTCGACGTCGTCTAAGGAAGGAGGAAACACCGTGGCTACTACCGTTTATAGCTTTGCTGACGTTTCCCTCGTCATCAGCCATCCTTCGGTTGGCAAATTCACTCTCACCGGTGAAGGTCTGGGCTCTGTTGCCATTAACCGCGCCAATGACCTGACCCAGCATGACGTTGCCGCAGACGGCTCCGTTATGGTCTCCAAGGTATATACCAGCAACGGCACCATGGCAATCGCCATCCAGCAGACCAGTGCAGCCCACACTTGGCTGAAGAAGCTGACCGACTATCTGATGGTCGCACCCACCTCTGAATGGGCGCAGGCATCCGCGATCCTGTCCAACCCCTCTGTTGGCGAAACCATCAGCATGAGCGGCGTTTCTCCGCAGAAGCGCGCTGACGTCAGCTACCAGCAGGCAGGCCAGCAGGTCACTTGGAACCTCATGGCTGCTGAAATCACCGGCTAAGCAAAGATAAGGAGTGAGCATCATGCCTACCAACATTTTCACCAATATCGAAATTGATGGTGTTACCTACTCCATCCAGAAATTCACTGCAAAGGCGGGCCTGAAGATGGCCCGTCTTGTTCTTTCCAAGATGGCGCCGATTCTTCCCTTGCTGGATCAGGAAGAAAGCACCGAAGATAAGCTCTTTTCTGCTCTTTCCGAAATCCTTGATTCCATGTCCGATGCAGACATCGATGATCTGGTGAACAAGTGCCTGCGTGTGTGCTATGTCAACCTTCCCGCTGGTCTTCAGCCGATCATCGACGAAACCGGCCATTACGGTGTGGAGGATGTTGAGTACGACATGGTGCTCACCCTGCGCCTTTGCTTCGAGGCAATCAAGTGGGGCGCATCTGATTTTTTCGGCGAGAAAGGCTCGGCTTTGAAATCCCTCATGGCCCAGCTTGGGTCGTCGCAGAACCAGTAAACTACGACGCTTACCTATTCGCCCCTGTGGTGGATGGGATGTGGCGTCAACACGAAATTTGGGATGGAACCTATTCCCTAGAAGATCTGCTTGATGCTCACGAAATGCTCGCCGTCCGTGCTGAAAATGAACGGCGAGCTGAAGCTCAGGCAGAGATGGAACGCCAACTGCGAAAGGGGTGATGAATGATGGCGGCTGAAACCATGAAGGACTATCTCGTTGGCATAGGGTTCGACCTCGACGAAGGCGGCGCTGCGAAAGCTGACGCTGCTTTGAACCAGCTCGAAGGTATACTCAAAGGCCTCGGCAAAGTCCTTGAGAACACAGCGACAGCCATTCGTGATCTCCTTACGGAATTTCGGGGCGGCGCTGGTGAAATTGACCAGTCAGCAAACGCGCTGGATGCTGCCTCCGATGCGGCGCAGGATTTGACCAACAGCGAAAACAGAGCAGCACAGGCGGCAGGTGAAATGGCAGAGGCCAACGCTGCCGCCGCTGCTTCTGCGGACAACCTCGCCGATAAGACCCAACAGGCCGCACGCACCTCCGAAAAGGCTGAAAAGGCCTTCAGGAAAGCAGACAAAGCGGCAAAAATGGACAACGCGAAGAAAGGTGCAGAGAACGTTTCCCAGCTTGACGAGAAGATGAAAAAGGCTTCCGATACCGTGAAGGCGTTCCTCGGTGCAGCAACTGCCATATTGGTTGGCTCAGGCATTGCTTCGTTTGTAAGCGACACCTACAAGCTCACCGAATCTCTGACCAGCAGCGCCAAATCCATGAAGAAGTCCTACGAGGAGGCCAGAGCGTATAATACCGCCCTCGCTACCATGGGCAAGACTGCTGACGAGATCGCCCAGAGCGATTCTCTCAAAAAGACTTTCAATGACCTTCAGGCAATCGGCATGCAGATGGCTCTTCCCGAGACCGCCCAAGGCCTCAGGGGAATCAACGACCTTAAAGACGGCCTGATCCAGCTGAAATTCATCGGCAATTATGCCATGCAATGGCTGATGTACAAGATTCAGACCGTGGCCGAAGGTCCTCTCGCGCAGGTGCGCAATATGGTAACCAGCATCAAAGACTGGTTTGCCGGCAACATCGAAAAGGTGGCGGAGGGCGTTGCCCGAGCATTCGGCAACGTCGTGCAGCTGTTCATGTCTCTGGGCACTGCCGTAAAGACTGTGGTCGGCTGGATTGGTGAACTTCCACCGGCAATCAAGATCGCAGGCGCAGCTATCCTTACAGTCATTGCAATGGTGAAGTCAAAATTCGCATTGATTACCGTGATCGTGACTGCAATCCTGCTCCTGATCGATGACTTCGTCACCTACATGCAGGGCGGCGAAGCCTTGTTTGGTGGGTTCTGGGGCAAGTGCATTGAATGGATTGAAAAAATTGGACCTGCGATAACTACCCTAATCGGTTGGTTGAACGACTTCTGCATCTTCGCAGGTGAGGTCATCTCTGGTGTAATCACTTGGGTACAGGATTTGTGGAATAAGCTCAACGAAAACGGTGCAATCTCCGATCTCAAAGAAGCGTTTTCGACTGCTTTCGAGAACATCAAAACAGTCATAGAGATCGTTACCCAGGCCATCGCATCTTTGTTTTCTACCACCAAAGACGGTGAAGCTGGATCTGTTTCTGTTTGGGAGAATATCAGCAATGTCATTTCTGGCCTCGTAGCCATCGCTGCCAAAGTAATGCTCGCCATCTCCAAACTGATTCAGAAGATTCTTTCTATCGAAGGAGTCAAGGAAACGATACAGGGTGTTGTGGATGCTATATGGGGTATTGTCAGCGGCGCAGTTGAGCTTATCAGTGGCATTATCAACGGAATTGTTCAGCTGCTCAATGGCGATTTTGCAGGTGCATGGGAAACCATCAAGACCGCTGCTTCTGGTGCTTGGGAATCCATCAAGGCCGGCGCAGAATCCCTTTGGGAAGGCCTATCCACACTCTTTGCTCCTGTTGCCGAATGGCTGTCGGGCATATTCACTTCCGCAAAAGATTGGATTGTCGAAGCGTGGAGCGCAGTAGTTGAGTTCTTCCAAGGAATCTGGGACGGCATTGTAGGCGTTTTCAGTGCAGCAGCCGAATGGTTCAAAGGCATCTTCGACAGCGCATCCAGTGCAGTCACCGGTGCATTTGACACTGTAGTGACGTTCTTCACCGGAATTTGGGAAGGTATCACCGGGGCATTCTCCTCGGCTCTTACTTTCTTCCAAGGCGTTGCATCGAATATCTACTCCGGTATCACTAACATCACCGAGGATGTCGGCTCTTGGTTCAGCACCAATATCTGGACGCCGATCAAGAACACCTTCAACGATGCGCTGAGCTTCTTTACCGGCATTGCCGGAAACGTCTGGTCTGGTATCACTTCCGGCTTTGAATCCATCGGCACTTGGTTTACCGACAACGTCTGGACGCCGATCACCAATGTATTCAGCATTGATGGTATCGTGTCATTCTTCAAGGGAGTTGCAACCAACATCTGGGACGGCCTTACGGGTGGCCTTGGGGAAAAGGTCAGCTCGGTTACCGAGACTGTGAAGGGCTTTTTCTCGTCCGTATGGGACGGTGTCCTGAACTTCTTCGGTATCGCTTCTCCTTCTACCCTTGCAAAAGAAGCTGGCGAAAACGTCATGGATGGCTTCGGAAATGGTACCGAGGGCAAACAGGCCTCCATCACCGAAAAGGTGAAGGGCGTATTCTCCACCATTTGGGAGGGCGCAAAGTCTGTATGGGATGGCGTAACCGGCTGGCTCGGCAAGCTGTTTGGCTGGGGCGATGATGACGAAGCAGCAAAAAACAACGCTCAGTCCGAAGTCTCTACCGCCGCTGGCGAAGTCGCCTCCGCAGTAACTGACAGTTTCACCGACGTTGAGACCGCAATCTCCGAACCCATTGTCAATGGCACGACCACAGCAACTACGGCTTTC